GTCGAAAAAGAATTTAAACCTGATAAGGATCTAATCGAGTCAATCGATTTCATCCTTGATCAGGTTGTTACACAAGCAGCTGGGAATCCCCAGTTCAGGATCTCGTTGTCAACGAGCGCCTGCACTGAGAATTCCAAAAAAGAAGAGGGGAAGTTTGGGTACTTGCGCAAAGTACCCGACCTTCCCTTCATCCCACCATTCAGTGTTCGTAATCCTGGAGGCCAGTTGGGAAACTGGGCCTTCAGGAAAGCGATCGAAAAGGTAAACTCTTCTAGCGACGACATTTATAAAACAAATGTCGCCGCTATTAGAGAAAATGCAAAAGTTAGGGTTGTTCAGAGCGGGTCTTTTTACAAAGACGCGCTCCTTCAGCCCTTCTCACATATGACAATCCAGGCTGCAAAGAGCATGCGCTCTTTGAAGAATGGGTTATCTTCTGGTAGACTAGGATGGAACTTCATCAGCCGGATCGATCACCTCGATCCGGTTGATGGTCACGTCCTATTCGAAAAACATAAAAGGATTGTAAGTCTGGACTGGCGTTCAGCCACAGACATACCATCCTTTAAATCAGCACACATGGTGATGGGTAGACTCCTCGAAAAGATGAGACTACCCGCCTCCATACTCGATCCCATTAAGTGTATATGGCCTGGTCCAAAGGACATATACATTAATGGAAAATTTCATTCGGTCCAGGTCAATGGAGTCCCCATGGGGGATCCATTGACTAAGTCCAATCTTTCTTTAGCTCATCCCATCTGTGAGGCGTACGCCTCAAAGAAGGAACCGAGCGTAAAGGTCGTGCACGACGGCAACGGGGATGATACTGCTATCATCCTCGGTGCTGACGAGCCCTCCAAGATGATCAGGTGGGTTCAATACTTCAACGACGCGGCAGCGATGTTGGGGTATGAACTCTCCGAAGATGACTTCTTCATAACAAGTTCTTGGGGAACTTATTGTGAGGAAGTCTTCCATATTCCTCTTGACCGCTTTAACACCGTGAGAACGGCGTCAAAGCTCAAGGATAACAGACTGTTACCGTACTTAGATCATCCCAAGATGAGACTAGTACTGGACACAAAGAAAGATAGGAGAGATTACTCATCCGTCAAGGACGGTAAGTACACTCTCCTAGGTAAAGACACAGAATACTCGGAACAAGGTGTTGAAGGACACCTATTCCAAGTAGCTTCTGTGATGCAAGACATATGTCTTGGGCTGAGATACGAGCGTAGGCCCGTATATCTCCCAAGGCAAATCTTTAGTGTAGGCAAGATGCCAGCTTTCTGGAACACAGAAAGCTGGGCTAATGCCATATGGAGTCAGATCCCAAAGGTCACGAACGTTACCGTTCAGGCCCTCAGGGAATTACTGGGTGAAGTTCCAAAGAACTTGACTAACCTTCGGTCAGTCAAGACTATGGAACGACATTTCGATAGTGA